ATGTATGATTTGATTATTATAGGCGGTGGACCCGCCGGACTGACTGCCGCAGTGTATGCAGCTCGCAAAAAAATGAATACGCTGCTACTGACAAAAGAATTTGGTGGACAACTCATGTGGACAAAGGAAATAGAAAATTACATGGGATATCAATTTATTAGTGGTCCAGAACTAATGGAGAAATTTGAAGAACAGGTGAAACGTTTTGCCGTTGCCATTCAATACGAAGAAGTAAATGGTTTTGTAGTGAATCAAGATGGTACATTTTTGGTTAAGACAGAAGAGAAGGAATATAAAAGTAAAACTGTGATACTAGCCACAGGTAAAAGACCTAGGGGGCTAGACATACCAGGTGAAAAGGAATTCACCGGACGGGGAGTTAGCTATTGCGCCACTTGTGATGGTCCCTTTTTTGACAATAAAGCGGTAGCTGTCATAGGGGGCGGCAACTCAGCAGTTCAAGCAGCTCTCGAACTTAGCAAAATTGCACATAACGTATACTTAGTAGTACGAAATGATCATTACATTGCTGATCCGATTATTCTTGAAAAAATGAATGCTGCTACCAATATTATTGAAAAGATCGGTTACGAATCAGAAGGAATTTACGGTAATGAGGTAGTGGAAAAGATTACGATCCGTGAGATTACGACGGGAAAACTTCAAGATCTGGCTATCGATGGGGTTTTTGTAGAAATTGGCTTAGAACCCAATTCTGAGTATGTAGAAGATATCGTTAGGATGAATAAGAGAAAAGAATTAATGGTCGATTGCCGCTCTAGAACCAATATTCCAGGAGTGTATGCAGCTGGAGATATTACAGATGGTCCTGATAAACAAATCGTAATCGCGGCAGGAGATGGTGCTAAAGCTGCTTTGATGGCTTATGATTATTTGTTGCATAAGGAATAATTAATCTGATCAAAAAAATATTAAAGGATTTAAAGGTAGAGAAAAACTCTACCTTTTTTCTGTTTATTTTACATTTTATATTATATTTAGGATTTTATGTCATATTTATGTCAGTTACAAAGCTATTTCAAAGGTGTATGTTTAAATAGTGGAAAGCATTACCAATATTACTGTAGCCTTATGATGAATAACGGAGGAATTTGAATTTGAAGAAATGTGATTAAGTAAAGTCATAAATAGAATCAGGGAGAGAAGTTTATGATAAATGAAGGCAATATGCTTAGTTATGAGAGATTTAAGGGCCTGATGGGCAGAACCTCATATGATAATAAATTAGCTAATACTAATCAATTTACTAGAAAGGTAGAAGCGGCTTTGTATGATTATCCTATGTGGAAAGTCAATTCAGAACTACTTCAATCTCAATATAAAGGGAATCCGACACTAGCGAAGGATATACTGGAATCTCCGACAGAAAGACTAGGTATACGACGTCTTGATTATGTTTCGCATATTAAGCTTATAGAAGCCACTATGGCGGTTTTAAGTCCCCTACAGCAAGCCTTTGTCCAACAAAGATATTTCAGAAGAACTCCTTTTAAGATTATTGCTGAAGAGTTGGCAGTAACGGAACGTCATTTATATCGTATTCGGCAAGAGATTATTCGGTTGTTTCAAATATCTTTTGGTTGGCTTTGAAATGATGTCAATTTGACAGTGAAAAATATACCTATCTAAATTCAAGAAGATTTGTACGGATAAAGAAATGAGGGACAATATCAAAAGTAGGATTGATGAGAATTATACGATGCACGGAAGCACGCATATGAGAAAAAATACAATAGTTTTAAAAACATACTATAAGGGGGTTCATAGTCGGTTTTGATAAGCGAGATTTTTCTGTATATAGTATATCCTAACGAGTATGCCACATTCATGTAAGTTAGAATTTCAATATAAAGTAGTATATTGATAAAATCGAAAAATATATAAGGGGTGTGATAGTATCGACTACACACAAAAACAAATAAGACGAACTATTGAACGATATCAAGAACTTCGAAGTCTCGCGGAAGTTGTGTCTTCAAATTTAGAAGATGTAGGGACTAGTGATTTTGTTAAGTGCAAAAGATTTGATCGTATCGTCTGTATATTGGTAGACTTAGATAAATCGATTTTAATGCTTACTCCACGTCAGCGAGAAGTAGTGACTTTTATTCAAGATGGTTATTCTACTGCAATGATCGGCCGTAAACTTAATCTTAGTGTAGCGACAATAAAATTTCACTTTAATGCAGCAATTTTTAAAATTAGTACCTATCTAAATTCTGGCTGATATGTACGGATAGAGAATGAGGGGAGATATATGAAATATTATACTATTAATATACTTGAAGCTATGTATCGAGAGAAGTATCCTGAATTAGCAGCAACGATAATACACGAAAAGGCAAAGCTGTTGCATAGTCAGCTTAATACACTAGACGTTCGTTGGAAACGTAGTAATCGTTTGTTCTATAGTAAGATTGATCTATATGGAATGTAATAAGATTGTTTTACTTATAAGGCAATTTTGGACAAACAATTAGAATTTCGAATAGTAATGATAAGAAGATGAATTATTTTAGATAATAGGAACCGCCAAAGAATTTGAGTTGATCTTTTTAGCACATGCGGGTGTGTAGTATAAAAAATGGTAGTGGAGGTGCGGGGTATTGAAGTAATAGTAATACAAGTTTTTATGTAAAGTGACAAGGAGGGAGTTGCAAATGAAGAAGAATTTGATGATGCAGCAAAGTAATGCCAAATTACAAACTTTATTAGAGACGGCATTGGACTTTGCAATGTTAATTACCAATGGAGATCAAGGAAAATTTGAGGTGTTTCGTCGTGTTATGCTTAACAAATATAATGCTCTAAAAAAAATCAATAGTGAATTCAATGAAGAGTGCAAGCAACAAGAAATTAGTAATATGTAAGTATCTAATGATTATTAAAAAGTACAGAAATATTAGGAGGAAATATATATGACTCAGGCACAAGGTGCACAAGGAAGGTTAGTATTTGATTATGAATCCAGTTTTGGACAGAACCCAACTAATAAAGCGGGGAAAATTTTACCATTCAACACATTAGATGTGAAATCAAAACAAAATTTAAAAGACTTGGCCACTATTACTGGTACGCGAAATCCTGTAGCACCTGCTCCTGGTAATATCAGCGTAGACGGAAATATTGTTGTACCTATGGATGAGGCAGGCATTGGATATTGGTTAACAGGATTATTTGGTATTCCTGTAACTACAGGCAGTGATGATCCTTATCAGCATGTGTTTAAAATTGGTGCAACGCAGCCTTCTATGGTATTGGAAAAAGGATTTACGGATATTGGACAGTATGTACTGTTAAATAGCTGCAAAATTAGTTCTTTTAAAGTAGCTTTTGGCGGCGAAGATGAGTTAACGGCATCTATGACAATTATGGGAGCAAAAGAAGTTCTTACATCTACTCCTTATATGACTAACCCTTCCAATATGGTCTTATCTCGCTTTACCAACTTACAAGCCAGTATTGAGGAAGGTGGAGCAGCAATTGCTACTATTACTAAAGGTGATTTTACCATTGATGCAGGGTTGGATGGGACTCAGTATACTATAGGAAATGGTGGTCTCCGCAGCGACATTCCTGCGGGCATCTATAAGATATCTGGCAGTATTACAGCTCTATTTGATGGAGCTGCATTATTGGAAAAAGCTCTTGCGGGAACAAAATCAAGTTTAAAAGTGAAGTTTTCAGATGAGAGCCACAGCCTAGAATTTTCATTCCCAGAAATTACATATGAACGTAGCACCCCAAGTATAACAGGTCCTGCAGGTGTTTTAATTACACTGCCCTTCCATGCTTTTTATGAATCAAATGCTGATAATTCAGCAGTGAAAGTTACCTTGGTTAACGGTGTTGCCAGTTACCTATAATTATAGAAAAGGGAGATTACCTATGATGATATTACCGCAAGCAAGGGCTATGAGCCGCAATGAATTGAAATCTTTTCGTGCTGCTGGTTTGGATCCAGTATTTTTTGACTCTACAAGTGATAATCAATTATCATTTTTAAAATTAACAGTCTTAGGAAATGATTGGATTTTGGATAACATTTATAAAGATCATGATTTTGATGACGTACCCAATAATCAACTTGTAGAATTGGCAGAGAAAACTTTTCGTTTGACGTATGGGCTGGAGAAAGAAGTAAAAAACTCCTAGCGGTCTGGAAATGGGTGGTAGGCAGGCGACAGGAATATTGCGAAGCCTGCCGTAAAACCCAAAATCAGGCCGATAATAAAATTAAATGCAGGACTTGTGAAGCACGTTGTCCTGAAATAATGCTGGAAAATCGTGAGATATGGCAGCTATGGATCTATGTGAATACTCAATGGCGTGTAAGTAATGGTGGAATAGTTGGCTTAGACTATACCGCTGTTTTTGCCATAGCAGAAGTTTATGGTATTGAGCTAACTCCAGCGTTATGTAGAAAAATAAAAGCATTGGAAATATATGAAATACGGAGACAGGAGGTGTAAGAATGTATCAGATACTTTCGGATGAAGGGTTTGCCGATATTTTAATAGCTAAGTTGGTAGGCAGTGATTTTGGGCAAAAGATTGCCGCAGCATGTGAAATGGAACAACAATTATTAGAAAAGTTGAATTCTCTGGCAGATAACGTTCAGAAAGTTGGGCAGCAGCCAGCTAATGGATTGGGCTCATCAAAGGCAGCAGCTCAAGATAGTAAAAATAAGAGCGATGCTATTCCAAATGAATTTGATAAGCTAGTGCAAGCTTCGTTAGAACGATTGAAAAATTATGCGCAGGAACAGTTAAAAAGTGTTATAGCTCATAAAGAATCATTGTCAGAAGGTCTAAAAAATATATTTAAAAATATATCAGCAGAAATTCCTGGACTATTAACTGCATTACTTGGTAGAAAAATGTTAGATTTATTTGATGGATGGTGGCCTAAAATCAGCAAATCATTTGAGGAAAAGCTAGCTAAAATATTTAAGATTGATAAAAATAAGGACAATAGTCAATCTTTCAGTGCGGATAAAAATAAGTCTGTTAATAATGCCTCAAATAATAACGCAAATGGTTCACAATCGGGACAACAAAAAACAAATGAAAAGCTAAGTGACATGCAGATAAATTCTGATTCATACAAGACAGATACGGCTGTTAAGGTATTTAAAAAAGATATGAGTGAGAAGAAAACGAATTATACGCAGATTATGGAAGAGTCTTTCAATCGTATAAACAGTAGTACTGAGCAACATTTTAACAAAATGCTTACAGGTGCAGAATCTTTTAGTAAAGGCTTTAAAGGTATTTTCAAGGATATGACAACAGAGATCAGTAAGATGCTGCTTGAGATATTCTATAAGAAGGTTATAGAAAAACAATTGGGTAAGTGGTTTGGAAATTTCTTAGGTGCGATATTTAAAGCAGATGGTGGACCGGTATCATCACAAACATCCTATATCGTAGGGGAAAGAGGACCAGAATTATTCGTTCCTGATCAGTCGGGAACCATTATTCCAAATCATCGCTTGGATGAAACACTTTCTATGGCAAAACAGCAAGTTACAAGTGGTGTAAAGTATACTTCGTCAATAACAGGAGCCCAAGCACCACCTGTTATTGTTAATGTTGTCAATAAGTCTGGAGTAAAGGCCAATACAAAGCAGGAGACAAGTTGGGACGGGCAGCAGTATGTTATTAATGTTGTCATGGATGCTTATGCACGTAATGTGAATGGTATGCGTGATGTACTGGGAGTAAGGAGGTAATAATCAATATGACATTGTCAGTATTTCCGAATGTAGCAAATCCTGTATATCCGCTTGATGAAGGGCGGGAGAATCCTGCGATATCTTCCCAAATGGAAAATGGAATGGTGATTTCCAGATCAAGGTTTACGCGTATTCGTAAAAAATGGATATTAAAATGGACTGCTCTTAAAAATAATGAATATCAACTTCTCATGAATTTTTGGGAACAAATGTGTGGCGGTAGCCAAGAATTTCAATGGGTCAATCCTGTCACTGGTGTTAGCTATATTGTACGCTTCACAGGTGAAATAAATTTTCATTTAACTTCTCATGATATGTGGGAAGGAGAGATTACCTTGCAGGAGGTCTGATTATGGCACTAAGTTTATCTAATATTTCAATTATAGAAAAAAATAAATTAACTTCCGATGGGGCATGGCTGGTTCTACTGGAAATTCAAATAACAAAAGATCTAATTATTAGGATTGTACGTAATACAGAAGATATTGTATGGAATGGTTATACATGGGTGGCATTTCCTTTTGAGTTAGATGAGATTAAAGAAACTTCCCAAGGTGAACTTCCGCAAATTCCGGTACGTGTTTCTAATATCTCTCGGAGTATTCAGCAATATATTGAACAGGCCAATGGTGGCGTTGGAGCTACTGTAATGTTACGTGTAGTTCATTCGCAGCATCTTGATATAGCAGCTGCTGATATAGAAGAAACTTTTACAGTACAGCAAGTTAGTTCAGACAGTATGTGGGTGACATTTAATTTAGGCGGCGATATGCCTACGATGCTTCGTTTTCCATTTCGAAGAGTTTTGAAAGATTATTGCCCGTTTATGTATAAAGGGATTGAGTGTGGAGCACAATCCTATCAAGAAACTTGCAATAAGACATTAGGTGATTGTCGAGAGCGGGGGAATGCAACACGTTTTGGGGGCGAACCCAGTATTCCCCAGGGAGGTATTTATGCATCAAATCGATAAATTGATAGGTAAGCCATTTGTGAATGGTGGCAGAGGCCCCGACAATTATGATTGTTGGGGTCTTGTTTGTGAAGTTTTTAAGATGTATGGGATCAAATTACCCGATTATAAAATCAGTTGTGAGGATGTTAGCCGTATAGACGGTGAAATCGATGAACAGAGAAATCAATGGTGCAGGTGTGATGGGGAAATCCCCGTACCTGCTCTTGTTGTTATGAGGTTCAATCAGGCTATATTTTGTAACCATACTGGAGTTTACATAGGTGATGGAAGATTTATTCATACTGCTGAGAAAATGGGCGTTCATATTGATCATATTGATAGTCCAGCATGGCGACGCAAAATTGAGGGCCTTTACGTGCCGGGGTGGCTAAATGGCTGATATAACATTAACAATACTAAGAAACCCTTTTAACCTTAGTGATAGGGAGATAAAAAAGATAGCCTATATACCAGGAAAAACGATAGGGGAATATATTCAACCCATTATGATGGGGATTGATTTAGACGAAATGGTATTAAGCCGTAATGGCACTATCGAAGACAAAGGAAAGATTGCTTCCATACTTGTTGAAAGTGAAGATAATCTAGTAATATGCCCCCTCGTAGGTAAAGGGGGAGGGAAAAATATTCTAAGAACGATTGCTTCTATAGCACTCATGGCGTACACCGGGAATATAGCGGCTGGTCATGGTTGGGGAGCAACGTTAGGTGGCGCTGGCTCTTGGGGGGCTTCATTGGCAGCAGGAGCAATTAGCGCGATTGGCGGTATGCTCATTAATCACATGTTCCCACAGCCTACAGCAGATATGCCAGCAATGGACATGGCAACATCTACGCCAACCTATTCATGGGGAAATTTACAGTCCCTCTCTGGTCAGGGAAATGCCTTGGCTGTCACTTATGGAACGATGCGGACAGCAGGACAAATTTTGTCTCAGCATATTACCAATGGTGATGGGGATAAACAATACCTAAATATCTTGTTATGTGGTGGTGAAGGACCAGCCGATAGTATTACAGATATAAAAATTAACGATAATCCAATAGATAATTATCATGATGTTTCAGTGGATATACGTTTAGGAACGAATGACCAGACAGCAATTTCTAATTTCAATGATATATATGCTGATCAAATACTAAGCTATGAACTGGATAATGATGATACCTGGTCAACTCATCAAACTGAAGGAAACGGTGGAGAAGGTCTTGAGATTACCTTTGAATTACCTGGGGGACTGTATCATGTAAATGATAATGGTGATTTAGAAAATGCTACTGTTAAACTTAATGCACAATATAAACAAATCGGGCTGTCAGAATGGAACGATTGGTTGGAAACACATATTTACAAGGTATCTTCTTCTGTTAAAGAAAGAATTGGAAGTGTTCAATCTTTAAGTGTTGGGAAAAATCCTATTGCTGAAACATGGACATTAAGTAGTATAGGGGGGAATTTGTTTTCAGTTGTAGGATCCGTTTCAGGGCGAAAAGCAGATGCTAAGGTTGGAGTTGGTTATAATAATGGTTTAATTGGTTTTACGATTATAGGAAATTTATTGGGTCTTTTAGGGGAAGTTTATAACGCGAAGTTTACATTAGTTGTTAAGATTAATGAATTAGTAATAACGGCGGCAAAAAATAGCCCAGTACGTAAGGTATATCGTATTGATAATCTACCTGCTGGACACTATGAAGTTCGTGCGAAATGCAGCTATAAATCAGGTACGACGACAAGAGACAGCACTCGACTGTGTTGGACGCAGCTCAGTCATATCAGCTATGATGATTTCTGCCGTTCCGGTAAAATCCTCGTAGGTATCAAAGCCTTAGCGACTGATCAGTTAAGTGGCAGTATGCCGACAGTGACCTGGTTACAGACAGTTAGCGATATTAACGTGTATAATCCTAATATTGAAAAATATGAGCAAAAATCGGCTCGCAATCCGGCGTGGGTCACATATGATCTGTTACATCGCTGTAAAATCATAAAAAATATTAAAACAGGGATAGTTGAAAATGTAGTTTTTGGTATTTCGGCGAATCGAATTGACTATCAAGCTTTCGTCGATTGGGCTGCATTTTGTACGGAACGGAAGTTAGAGTTTGAGTATATATTTGATACTGCTTTTGATTTGTGGAGTTCCTTGCAAAAACCAGAAAGTGTGGGAAGGGGGAAAGTCATATTAAAAGGAACTCGCTATTCCTGTGTTTGTGATAGACCGACTCAGCCCGTACAACTTTTCACTATGGGCAATATGGTGCAGGATAAATTCCAAGAAGACTTTTTGGGGATGAAGGATAGAGCAAATGCTGTTGAAATATCCTTTATAAATAAAGATAAAGGATATCAAAAGGACGCGCTTACCATATATGGAGATGATTGGGATAATGGCCAGACAATTCAAAATTCAACTCAGATTACTTTGTATGGTTGCACATCTTATCAGCAAGCTTATCGTGAAGGCAAATATCGCCTGAGATTAAATAAATATTTGCGGCGAACTATATCCTTTGATGCTGATATTGATGCTATTGCCTGCCAAGTAGGAGATGTGATTTTAGTCCAGCATGATATACCACAGTGGGGTTATGGCGGTAGGGTACTAGCTGCAACAGAAGATACCATTCAATTTGATCGTAGTGTTACGATGGAACCGGGTAAACAATATTCTGTTATGGTGCGATTTGCTGATGATACTCTTATAGAGAGACAGGTCCTTGGTGTTGTAGAAGAAACAGATACCGTGACAGTAGCAAGCTCATTTTCATCTATTCCGCAAAAATGGGATATTTTTAGTTTCGGTGAAACCCACAAGGTAACTAAACCCTTTAGAGTTTTGAATATTAGCCGTTCCCAGGAATTTAAACGCAGTATTACAGCACTGGAATATGTTGAAGGTGTATATACAGAAGCAGATACTATTCCAGTAATTGATTACAGTGATTTGGACGATCATATTCCAGAGGTAGGAAACTTGAACTTAACACAGCAAACCTATAGGCAGAAGGACGGAACGATCATATCTGAAATAGATTGCTCATGGGTAGTACCTAAAGAACATATCAAGAATTCAATTGTCTGGTACAGTAGAGATGAGGGGCAATCATGGATTTTATGGGGAAATACTACGAATAATTTAGCAGTAATTACAGGAGTTAAATCTCAAGAAACATATTTAGTTAAAGTATGTACTCTGAATAATTCCGGTGTAATTTCACCAGGGATAATATCGAAAGAAATTTATATTACGGGTAAAGATCAGCCTCCGTCTAATATTGAGAGTATGGTAGCAGAGGTTAATCCCAGTGATAGTACCAAATTAATTCTTAAATGGTCCGCTGTTACCGATATTGATTTAAAAGGGTATCAACTATCAGAAGGTAATACGGTAGTAACTCTAACACCAATCAATGATAATCAATATATTTTTACAGCTACAAGCAGTAGGCAATACAATTTTAGCGTCGTAGCTATTGATAACAGCGGTAACCCATCTTCTATACCAGCAAAAATATCTATAAATATTACTATCGAACCAGCTCAAGTGGCTGGTTTTGTTGCGGTGATTCAAGATACTGACCGTAGTCGTGTGATTTTTTCTTGGGACGCTAACCAGGAGAAAGATCTTGCATATTATGAAATTAGGGTAGGAGACGATTGGTCAACAGCAACGCTCATAACTACACAGCTAAAAGCTACAAATTATACTCATGCATTGACTGCAGAGGGGAGTCAAAACTTTATGATAAAGGCAATTAGTATTGCAGGATATGAAAGCCTACAAGCGGCGAAAAAACGCTTACAAATTATCTTACGTCCTGATGCTCCTACAAATTTGCAAGGGTATTCAGATATTAGTGATCGCAGCAAGTTAATCCTGTCTTGGACAGCTCCTGCGGGTCATGATATTGCAGGCTATGTTATCACTTGTGGCTCACAAGTGTATTTTACTAAAGAGACTACCTATGTTTATGCAATCCCCGAAAGTGATACCTATGAATTTACATTTAAAGCTAGGACAGTGGCAGGATATGAATCAAATGCCGCAAACATAGCTGTAACTGTTATGACTGAGCCAGGAGATGTTACAGGCTTTGCCATTAGCCAGGACATGAGTGACCACAGCTTACTACATCTAAAATGGAATAATGCACTATATGCGGATCTCGCATTTTTTGAGATTCGAGAGGGGGGAAGTTGGGATTTTGGGATGTTAGTCGCTACAGGTGTTACAGGGTTGGAATACAATGTTAGAATTAATCAAGAGCGCGAATATAGCTATTGGATTAAAGCGGTTAGTCGCGCAGGAAAATATAGCCAGTATCCTGCAAATAGTAAGGCAATATATGATCTAAACCCTGCTCCAGTGACCAACATAATAGTTTCCCAGGATATAAATGATAGGTCTTTGATTAATGTAGAATGGACAGGTATATCCGAATTAGATTTTGCTTACTATGATGTGCGATATGGGTGGACTTGGGAAGAGGCTATAAAGCTAACGCAGACTAAAGAAACAAAATATCAATTTCGTCCCACAGATGGTGGAAATGTAAAAATATTGATTAAAGCAATTAGCACTGCAGGATTTTATTCAGATGAAGCATCTGGGAGTCTGTACGCCCTTATGGAGCCTCAGAATGTAGAAAATTTCATTGTACAGCAAAATGGTGAGTATGTGGAACTATATTGGGATAGGGCGGTTGAGCATGATGTTGTTGGGTTTGAAATCAGAGAAGGCTGGACGTTTGAATATGGGCAGCTAATTGCTACAAATATAACCGGTAACAGCTATAAATACAAGGTTGATTTCGATGGTATCTATCATTATTGGATTAAGGCTATAAATCGAAGCAATCGGTACTCTCTCTCAGCTGTAGATCAGCAGTTGGCAGTAGTTGACCTGCCGCCTAAAAATGTCATTCAGTCATTTGACGAAATCGTCATGCAGAGTGGATTACATAATAAAACCGAATTTGGTGTGAGTGATATAAACTGGCAAACAATCGGAGGGCGGTGGAGTGATTACTCAACGACTAAATTTGAGGAAGTCGGCGGCAGACAAGTACTAAGACTCAAAAAAGATGTAAACGGAAATTATCCTACATCTGGCACCTATATGTGTGAGCAAATAGACGTAGGCAGGATAATCACAGCTAATATAGCTATAAAATTCCTTTCTACTGTGAAATTTCTTGGGGATACGTCGGCTGTACTACAAATGCGTACATCGAAAGATAATAGCGAATGGAGTGTTTGGAAAGACTTCCTGCCTGCTAAATTTGTATTTCGGTATATCGAGCTAAGAGTTATCTTAACAACTTCTAATCCTACCAAAACTCCTGAAGTAAATAGGTTTGATGTTATGGTAGACTTACCGGATATTGAAAAAGCAGGAACCATAGATGTCCCTATAGGTGGTATTCGTATTACTTATAATACAGATTTTTTTATTGTTCCTATCGTGACCCCTTATGCAATTGGTGAGGCGGTACATGTAGAGACTACAAATCGTGATAAAACAGGGTTTACTGCAAGAATATTAAATTTAAGCAACCAGGACGTAGGTGGTACTATGGACTGGCGAGCAAGGGGGTATTAATAATGGCATACGATGCAACAAAGCCAGAGGATACGGGATTTCTGTCAGAAGCTCCAAATGAGTTAAGGAATAATTTCAAAGGACTAAAAGAAGACCAAATTGTTGATGCCGCACTATTGAAAGGATTGGTTCCAGGGAATGGAAATGGACAAATTCCTGTAAACAATGGAACGGAATGCGAGAACTTAAACGCTGCTATGCTTAGCGGAAAAACACCAAGTGACTTTGCACCGAAAGTACACACACATAATACTGTAACTGCAAGTTCTGATGGTTTCATGACCTCTACACAAAATAATAAGCTTGCAGGTATTGCAGCAAACGCGGAAGTCAACCAAGTGGCATTTAGTAATGTACTTGTAGGAAGTACAACGATCCAAGCGGATAGCAAAACAGACACATTAGAAATGGTTGCAGGAACCAATATAGCTATTACTCCAGATGCGACTAATGATAGGGTTACCATTGCAGTTAGTGGCAAAGTTGGTAGTGCAGCAACTGCTGATAATTGCATAGGAAACTCGGCTACAGCAACTAAGCTAACTACAGCTAGAACCATAGCAACATCGGGAGATGCCATTGGAGTGGCTGTAGCCTTTGATGGAACGGCAAATGTTACGATCCCCCTCACACTAGCCGCAAGCGGAGTGGTGGCAGGTACCTATAAAAGCGTTACTGTTGATGCAAAAGGTAGAACGATTGCAGGGACTAACCCGGCGACATTGGCGGAATATGGAATTACTGATGCTTATAGTAAGACAGAAGCAAATATTAATTTTGCACCTTCTGGTGCTGGACTTGGAACATTAGCAAAAGATATATCGGGGCAAAATATATTAGTTGTAAAAGGGAAAAGTGGGTTTTATAGAGGTAATAATGTAGGTGCAGCACCTAATTCAAGTTGGTGGTATTTTGTCGTAGTTGCACATGACCTTAATTCTTACACCACTGTTGAGGCAATCAACTTTTTTGGAACAGAGAGATATACAGCACGAATCGATAACGGAATATGGTCTGGATGGATGCAAATAGTAACAGCAAATATGATACCAGAAAATACACTTGGAGATGCAGGACACTACTTTGTACAAAATGGCTTTCAAAAATTATCAAATGGATTAATAATACAATGGGGAATAGCAAAAGGTAAAACTGTATCTTATTTTCCCATTGCTTTTCCAAGCGCATGTTTTAGTGCAGTTGGTTCGATGAATATTGGAGGAGATAGCGCTCGTGGTGTTACTAGCATTGTTACAACAGCAACTAGTATAACAATATATGAGCATGAATCCGATGGTGGAGAATCAAGAAGTGGCGATTCAATACGATATATTGCAATAGGATGTTAGGGGGAGAAATATGTATTTTGGTAATTACGACATTACTGGGAAATATATAGGATTTTACACTAAGGAGATTAATGGAGACAATATTCCAATACCAAATATTGAATTATCAGAAAAAGAATGGCAGGAAGCGTTAATAGGTAACTATAAGGTGATAAACGACAAGCACACTTATTGTGAACCGATACCATTAACAGCAGAAGAAATAAAACGCCAAGATTTATCTGCATTAGATGAAAAATATCAACCGCAATTCGCCGAGCTGTCTCGGGCTCTAAACATGGCAGCACTAGCTGAGAATAGTATTTTAATCACCAGCATCAAGATTGATTATATGACATTAAAAACTGAGTACGATACAAAGCGAGGTGAGATAGATGGCTAAAAGGTGTTTTGTATGTGGTGCAAAAGAGCAAGACAGTAAATGTACAAATCAAAATTGCAGTCGTAGCAAGTAGGAACCATTTGGCTCTACCTTTTATACTAATCTTAAAATTCTTTGTTGAAGTCTCTAAAGAATTAGATATCACTTTTTGTATCTTGGGCGTTTGGCTTTATGCCTAAACTCTCAAGATACAAAATTTAAGTTGCCATTCTTTTTGGGCAGAAGTTGATGAAATAAGCTAGCGGAAGTAGTGAGCTTAAATATTGGACAGATTCTGAGCATAATAATCCCGCAAGCGAAATACCTATTAAGGGTACGTGTAAGGGGAAGTTTGAAAATAGATTGATAAATAAATTAGTAAATAAGGAAGGAGTACCATGTCAAAAGTATCTACTCAAGATTACATAGCGTTAAGTTCATGTGTATATGATCATGGACTTATTCCACAAGGTTTCGATTTAATAGAATACTGTGAAGAAGCAGGCTTTTATGGAGCTGCATATGCTTGGCTAGACACTAACGAGATAGTTATTGCATTTCGTGGAACTACATTTACTGATATTTATGATATTGTGAATGATATTGCAATTTTATTTCAGAAGGTAGTGTTCCAAACAAGATACGCATATTCACTGTATAAACATGTTAAAAAAATATATCCAAAAGCAACGATTTCTTTAACAGGACATTCTCTTGGTGGTGCGTTGGCAGAATTAGTAGCTGTACTAGTCGCCCGGGACGAAGGAATCGGAATTCATACCGAAACTTTTAATGCACCCGGAGTGAGTGAAATTGCCTTAGTTTCATGGGAGAATTTTCAGGAGTTTGAGCAGTTTGATATTATAAACTACTATAATCCTTGTGACGCGATTGGCACATATGGTCAACATGTTGGTATTGAATTGCCAATACTACCAGGGGAATTATATAAAAGAAAACTGAACGAAGAGGGATGGGAAAATGAAAATCCGGCAGACTATCTAATAAAATTTACAAATGAGCCAGGAGCTCATTTCATAGCGTTCTTTATAGAATATTATAGAGTTGATGAAAATAGCTTTAGTAAAGAAGAGGGTGTTATAGATCGTGTGACCCAAATTGTACCAGATGATGAAGTCTGGCCTTATAATAACCAAATTAGTTATGGGGCTGTTCCTTATTTTAATATAGAGGGAATTGTAATCTTCTCAAATAAAATGGAGGAAATACATACAGAGAAACAACAAGAATCCTATGCTAATAACTACTTTCTAATATGGAAAGAGAAATTTTGGACCACTAATAGTTTAACAAGTCAGTTACAGCAGCAAAACAATAAATTTACATTTAAGCAACAATGGTTTTATGAGAATTATGACGAGAAATTCAAAGGATTATCTCAAAATTTAAATCTAATAGCTGCTGATATGTACCAGCAATCTGATATGTTAATGTTTAAAATGAGTAGGAGCTTATTTGATAGCTTTACACAAGAGCAGAAAGGTAAAGAAGAGAATACGAGTTTTCCGGAGCAAACTAACAAAGGGATGCCAAATGCTGATTTTGCATCTCAGTATCGTTATAAGTATGACAGTAATAAGTTTTCTTTAAAAAATAGAACATCAGCACAGCAGGCAACTGTGAATATTGTAAATAATTTGGGTGTCAATCTTTCAGCAATATCGAATACCAGCTGGAATGGACGTCAGTGTGTAGTGGATGTAGCATTAAGTGAGCAGTAGCGGCATTTTAGTGAAGCATATAAAGTAAAGAGAATTAAATAAAACAGAATGAATAACATCCGCGATTGCAAGGTATTGTAAAATCATTGCACGCGGATATTTTTTTATTTTATAACTAACAAAACAAAATACTAATATCAGAATATAAAAACTTTTTCACAGAACCTTGGCTTTTCTATTTATTCTCGTATAATAGATATAAAGTAACATCTTTAGTAGTGTTACAAATGTATTTTTATAATAGACAGGGGTTAATGCAGGTATTATAATAAAAAGATCTACAAAAAATGGAGAGTGAAAAAATGAAAGCAGTAATTACAATTGTGGGACAGGATAGAGTAGGAATTGTAGCAATGGTTAGTGAAATTTTGGCAGTTAACAGTGTAAATATCTTAAATATTAATCAAAATATTTTAGATGGATTTTTTAACATGGTAATGATTGTAGATATGGCAAGCAGCAAAGTAAGTCTTAAAGATATGCAGCAGATTTTAAAGGGAAAAGGCGATGAACTTGGCTTGGATATAAAAGCACAGCATGAAGACATTTTTCAAATCATGCACCGGATATAA